AATCAAAGGTGGCTAATTGAGATTGAGCGACAATGATGTTTTCTTTTGTAACAACACCGACTTTTTCTAACGCATTAGCTTGTTTTAATAATAAATCTACCTGGCCATTAGTAGCCCCTCCAGTAGTTATAAGTATTTTTCTTAATCTGTTTTGTGCTGCTTCAAGTTCAAGGACACCCTTAATAGATGAAGTGAAGAAACGACCAATTTCCCTTGCCCCAAAAGTTGCAGCAATAGTTAAGCCTAGTTTTTTTAATGAGCCAGTGAAAGAATTAAAATTATCTTGTGTTTTCTTTGAACTCGCCTGGACTCCAGCAAGTTTAGACTTGATTGAGTTAATGTCTTTAACAGCCTGGTTAATACCTTTAGCGTCAAAAGTGGAATCAATCCTGACGTTAATTGCCATTTATGCTGCTTTCTGTTGCAATCTTTGATTACCTTTTATAATCGCTAATGCTATTGTCTTTTCAATCTCCATAGTAATGGTGTTTTCATATTTTTCAACGGCTGAATAAATGTATCTAGAAGCTTTTCCTCTACCTGTTTGACTTAAGGCTTCAATCATAGATTTACCTTGACCACTTAATCTATGGTCCATGATTACGCTACCTTTAACATAAGACCTTGAAACACCTGAAGTCCTGACTTTATTTTTTCTACCAGCCATGTCAGCGATTTCAACACCAGCGTTTTCAACTGAAATAACAACCAAAGCCTTTTGCATACCTCTACGACTTCTAGAAGTATTAAGTTTAGTTTTAATTTTAACTGGACTCGTAGGCCAGGCAGTCCTGCCACCATGCTTGAATCCTCTTATCGGTGGATAGGTAGGAATATTACTTCTAATGGCAGTGGTAAGTGGACCAGCGACTTGTGCTAAATCAAGCCGTAATTCTCTAACTAATTCTTTGTCAAATCGTGCCAGAGTGTTCAAGGCTTCTCTTAATCCTTTGACTTCAACTTCAATCATTAGTCCTCATTTGTTGTGAGTTTTTCCAACGCAGATACATTCCGATAGTAAATAACATTCTATCGCTTTCTAGCATCAATAAAGATGGAGCGATTCCTGTTTCTGTTGCTAAGTACGCTATGTACCAATGTGCGCTAGAGTCTCCTAGCCCCACTATTTTGGGCTTTTGTCACTCACTTCAACTGATTCAATATCATCTAACCAAGAATCAAAATCTTTTTTTGTTTCGTTATTTCTTTTTTCACTGTGCCAGGCTAAGAACAATAGGTCAGTAATCTTGAACTCGTCTTGGAGTTTAGCAACTGACCTATCATACTTTTCTTCAAACGCAACTAGGTCTTTCGCAGAGCAAATGATTTCTTTTGGTTCACTTGCGTTATATGTAACGCGCAGGTTTAGTTTCATATTTAAACAGTTGTCCCTCTTGTAACAGTTCCAGTTGTTGGCCATGTTACAGATAAAGTTGCGATATCGCCAACGCTTGAAGCGAATGGTGAATATTGAGTTACTAAACACTCGGCTGTGTACTTAGGTTGTGTTGCAGTTACTGTTGCTGATGCTGATTGAATAATCACTGTGGCGATAGAGCCAAGTAATGGATTTAATACTGCATCAACTGAACCTGCACCAAAATCTTGCATAAAATTAAGAGTTACTGTGCCACTCTTTAATCCACCAATTCTGGTTCTAAAAGCTTGTCCAAAAGCAGTAGTTTCTACATCGTCTGCTTCTAGTGATAATTCCACACTATTAAGATTTGTGCTGAAGTCTGTTCCAGCAACAGTAATCTTATAGTCTGTTGCAGCAAATTTTGCCATTTTTTCTGTTCCTTTTCCTAGTCTGCGTAGCAGGTCACATTAAACTCTGCTGATAGATATATTACCTCACCTATTGATACTTGTCCGTAGTTTCTCATTTCCGTGACCCGAGTATCAAAAGCTTTTCCTCCAAGAGTTTTATCTCCCTCAATTGCAAGTTTAATACTTGAAGCACCAGTGGACGCACAATAAGCATCCAAGTTATTTTGTGCAGAGCGTTCATCTACACGACCAACCACCACTAAGATACTAAAAGCGTAAGTTTGCATACCTCTTTTAAAAACATCGTCAAACAAAATTGATGATGGAGTAATGAGAGCGATAGGAGGATTTGGATTATCTGGGATTGTTGCTGTGGTTCTTAATCCTGTAATAGTGGCTAATCTAGTAGCCAGCCCACTACGTAAATCAGAAATTGAAGCCATTAAGCAAAGTTTCTCATGCGCTTATACGGCATAACTAATTGCTCAACATCTGGGTCAAGGTTTCTTGAAACTCTTATGGCTCCTAAGTCACCAAATCCTGCAACGCCTAAAGGACTATCTAATCTTTTATAAATTCTTGATGCTTGAATAATACAAGCTTGTTTTATAGCGATAGGTAGTGCTGGCCAACCCCACGTGCCAGTAATTTGTACTAAGGCTTCTCCACCCTCTATTGGCCATAAATAATCACCGATTGCTCTAATGCTAGTAAAAGGCCATGCTTGTCCATCTAATACTGCGTTGAGTGGTTCCAGTTGATAATCATCTGTGTCCCAAGTGACATCAAATTGACCATTACCAGATTCAGAACTTCTAACTGTTACTGTGCCATTAGCCAGGTCATCAACTTGTACTACAAACTCGGTATCTGCCACATAATATCTAGTCGCTGTGCCGGAAGAATAAAAATTACGAGCAGCGTATCCGTCAATCAACCTTGATGCTGATTCAATAGCCATCTCTAATAAAGTATCGTCAATAGCATCAGAAATGCGTAGTGCTGCTTTTGTCTCATTAAGAGAGGCGTAGCCGTTAGTTATAGCCAAGAGTAACTCCTTTTAATTCTTATCTTAGTCTAATGCAGTTTTTACTTTATGCTCACTTTTTAATTATCGTCCTAAAGACTTTGAAAGGTAATCTTTTCTAGAAGCCACCCAGGGTAACTTTCGCTCTGCTAGCCTGGTCTTAAATATACTGTGCTGATTAGCGAAATATCCCCAGGGTTCAGAAGATAACTTAAATATATGCCTATCGGAGAAGTTATCTTTTAAATAATGCCAATCTCTTTTAAGGTTTATTCGTAAAAACTCAGCATTAGCCCCTCTACCATCCATAATCAGTTGTGTGCCATGCCATAAAAAGTATTCTCTCTGTAAAACATCTGCTGACATAGGCAACGAGAAGTTTTCACTTTTGTAGCCATTTATTTTGGTTGTAATTTGCTCTGGGTCAGGACCGTCAATATAAATCAAGTCAGGTGTGAAGTTAGGTAAATCTTCCCACCTATTTACTATCTGTCCGCCTGGACCACCAAATTCAAATAATTCAATTTGTGAACTATGTGGGGTGATAAATTTTTGTACTTCCTCTGGGATTCTTTCAAGGCTAGTTTTTAAGAAGTAGGGGGAAGCATCAATAGTTAATAGTTGGAAAGCGTTTGGATGCCGACATTCTCTTAAATAATCTTGACCAAATTGTAAATAGTTTTGATATAAAGCGACACCAAATATAAGAGTTGAATAACCTGAGCCAAATTCTAATATCGAAACCACATAAGATTCTCTAGTTGTTTTGTATAGATAATAAAGGTCGCTGAACTCAGGTGGGTCTAGTTTGTTTTCCCTTTGGGCTTTATTTGGTGATATCAAATCATTATTAGTAAAATCACTTATGAAATCATAAAATTGTTGCTCAGTTGCTATATCGGTATTATGCCAGAATGTTGAATTTTTCTTCATGTTTAATTTATATTATTCTTCCCTCTGTAACTAATACCTTCAAGGTTATAGTTGATAAAAGGATTTAAACTATAAATGTCGCACTTATATAAATTTTTTAACTTTTGCTTCACTGCTATTGATTGAACTTCAAAAGCGTAATTACGTTGTTTAGCCTCAGCCATATCCGATTGATTACCAGATTCATAACCATAATTTTTGACCCAAGTTTGACCATCAAGTTCACCACAGTCGTGACCAACAAGAATAATATTTTTAGCACCAAGATAAGCAGCAAAGTGCATAGCAGAAGTGATACTTGACCAAGAGACATATAATCCTGCTTCTTGGTCAGGCCAATCTCTATCGACCCTAGCGTGCTCACACATATTTTGCTTGTGGTAGAAGCCATAAAAATTTGGTAAATCAGGTAGTGTCTTAGCATACTGATTTCCACAGTCTCCAAAACTGACTATCACTTTTGTTTTAGGCATTTTTTCAGCATGCTTAATCGCTTCAGGGTGGTGTTTCGTTAAGACATATTTAGTTTTAGGTAAATATTCTTGTCCAACTTCATTCACGCAAATGGTTATTTTATTCTTAAAAAAAATAGGATTTATAAAATTTAATGATGCGCCAGAGCCTAAGACATAAATGTCTTTATTTTTATGAGCATTTTTTAACGCTGAGATATTTTGATTTAATCCCATGTATTTTTTCTTCTTCTTCTAATAGACCACTCCCCTGAACTCATGTCACCACATTGAACTTTCACCTGATAATAATTAGAGTTGTCGTGATAGGTTTGGTCATTTCTTTGCTGATAACCAGATTTAAGTGTTGATGAATTATCGTGGGCTATGGGTATGAAAGATTGTTCAATGTTTGCTGGATGTAATCCTTCATCAAATAATCCAACCTGGTCAATTATCTTCCAGCCGACACTAAAAACACACCAGTTTGGCGCACCATTAGATAAAAGAAGCTTGTCTGGTTTAGATGATTCTGCGAACATCTTTAACGAATCTCCACCCCACTCAACATCAAAATTGCTAATCAACCAATAATCAGACATTGGTGTTGATTTGATTCCTAGATTCCAAGATGAGGCAACGCCTAAGTTACTTGGTATTTTTAAGTGCCATATCTTGTTTATCCACTGATTCCAAACAGGTAAATAGTCATAATCTTTTGCGCCGTTGTTGATTATTATCAAATCTTTAATTGGGTAATTGATTGACATAATCATTCTGTCTAGGAGGTCGTGCCTAGTCAAGACAGGAACTATCATTACAGGT